AGAAGCAGAGTATAGAGCACTCGGCTGGCTAGCCGACGAGGAGGCCGGGGCGGGGGCGAACCCAGACGTTCGTCGCGGAGTAGCAGCCGGCATTGCCGATGTTGTTGACGTAGCACACGTCGGACGACGAGCCACCCACGACGGAACGCAGCCACCAGGTGCACCGCCTTCCGTTGACTCGGTGCGCCGTGTCTCGGAACAGGTCCCACTGGCAGTCGAAGCCGACGCTGTAGCCCTTCGTCCCCCACACGGGGCAGCCGTACACCTCCATCTCCGACAGCGAGAACACCTTGCCGATATCCTGCCAGCTCCACGAGTTGGAGTCGTTGAGCGCGCCGCTTGCGCTGTAACGCTCCTCCAGCAGGACGCGCTGGGTCAGCAGGTACTTGGTCAGCCCCTCGGGCAGGCAGGCCTCGAAGGCCGTCTCCCACGCCTTGAGGTTGCTGTTGGGGTAGGGGCATTTCCGGTCGGCGGTGCCCTGGTTCGTGTTGGTGGTGTTCCACATTAGGAAGCTGTCGTTTGCCACGCCTGTCACGGATTTTGCCACGGCCACGGGGGCGGACGCCACGAACGCGATATGGTGGCCCTTGCTGTTGTCGCCGCAGTAGAGGTACGGGTCGATGTGGGCAAGCAGGAACCGCGCAGATTGCTGGGTGGTGACGGCGGACGCGCTCACGAGAGGCACGTCGATGTAGTCCCCGACGCGAAGGCCCGCGAAGTTGCCGGCCGCCGCTCGCTTGTGCAGCGCGTCGTACACGCTGCCGCTGCCGATCTCTCCCGCCAGGATGGTGGCGATGTTCTGCCCGCCGTACTTGCCGATTTGGCCCTGGCGGTTGTACTCGGCGTTGTTGAGCGCCGTCTGCGCGTTGCCGCGCGCGGTATCGTCGATGACGTTGAGCGGCTGGCCGCCTACGACCAGCGTCTTTGCATTTGCCATTTATCCTCCTTAGGAAAGGGTTACCGTGCCGCCCGATACCGAGCACGTCTTGCCGAACGTCACCGTGTCCCCGGATACCGACGCCTTGCCGGCAGGGCAGTAGACCGTGCCGTCCATGTAGATGAACTTGTCTGTCGCGTCGGCGAGCATCGTCGCGAGCTGGCCGTTCTGGCGGCGCAGCTCGGCGATGGCGGACTCGCCGGCGGCGCCTTGCGCCGCCGCGTTCGCGATCTGCAATGCCGCGCTTGCCGCCGCATCGGCCCTCGACGCCGCACCGCTAGCGGCGGACGCCGCATCGAACGCGGATTGACCGAGCCGAGATAGCTCAGTGCTCCACTTCCTGTAGAGCTCGTCGAGCTCCTGGTCGTAGCTGACGGCAGGCCCTGTTGTCCCGTCCACATTTCCCAGGATGACGAGCGCGAAGTCCTCGGTAGTCTCGGAGGCCCCGTTGGCGTAGAACTCGAAGTAGGCCAGGCGGCATTTGCCGGTGCCGTTGACGGCCTCCGGCGCCAGCGTGGCGCTCACCGAGGCCGTGCCCACGGTCGCCGCGCAGCGAGCCCACGTGCCGTCGGCGTGGAGCACGCACAGGCGCGCGGACTGGTATGCCGGGCTGTAGGCGGCGCCGTCCGTGGTGAGTGTCGCGGTCACCCGCTGGGTCTGGGTCTCGCCCCGGCGCACGGTGACGCGCTGCGGGACGGTGCCCGGGCGCTTGCGCATGTCGAGAGCTATAGCGTGTGTGGTCATTCCTTGGCCTCCAACGCCTTGAGCGCGGCGAGCGCGGCCCTGAAGGCCTCGACCGGGTCGACGGACTCGGCTTCCTCCCCCGTCTCGTCCGCCGTGGCAGGCTGCGGGTCGACGATGGCCGCCAGCGCGTCAAAACACGCGACCGTGGCAGCGGTGCGCTCGTCTACGTAGGTTGGTTGCACGAGCACGAAGTCCTGGCCCTGCGAAGACGGCTTCGACACCTCCGATGCCTTGACCACCTTGCGCGTCCCATCGCTCATGACGGCGATGAATACCATGCCGTTCTTCTCGGCCTCGGCAAGCGCTTCCGCGTCGTAGCAGGTCAACTGCCCCTCGACGTTGCCAACAGGGTCATGCGCCATGTAGTCGACGATGTATGCCATTTGCATTCCTCTCTATCCAGTCGTTCCGACCGTTGAATACGATGTGAATAGACCGTTGATCGTGTTTATAACGAAGTTCCCGTAATGCCATCCGACCGTGCCGTCGTGATTGTCGTGCACCTCTGAGACCAAGGGTTGAGACACGGAGCCGGTTCGTCCGTAGGTCGTGGTAACGTTTCTGTCGGACGTCGCCGCGGTGGAGATGATTGGAGACGATATGCGAACACTCCCCTGCGCCTGCATCTGGATTCCGTAATAGACGGCCCCCGTGTCCGTGTCACGCATCGACGCCGTGTAGTCTATGTATCCGACTTTTGTCGGGGTGCTTCCATTGGTGGTGCGGTAACCGGCGAGCTCGCCCGCCGACGTGAGCATGGTGTACCAATTCGCGTAGCCGCACTTGAACGTCCCGTTTGCCGTGATGTTGTTGGCGGTCATGTAGTTTGTCTTGAGCACGCCCTCCTTGAGGTTCCAGCTGTTCCGACCCTTGGCGTCGGCGATGGTACCGGTGGCCACGTAGTTCGCGTTGATGTAGACCTTGTTATTGCTCATGTAGAGCCCCTGGTCGGCTCCGTTGTTGGTCAAACGGTCGAAGATGGCCTTCTGGTCCATCTGCTCGTCGTAGGCGCTCAAAATGCCGTCAGCATAGTCCGCCGCGTTCTTCTGCTCGATGGCGTGGCGCGCCCCGGTCGCGGCATCGGCGTAGTCCTTGACCGCACTCGAGTAGGCTCCGTATGCGGAGTCGTACTCGTACATGGCGGCCTTGAGCTCCTCGGCGGTCTTGCACTTGAGCACTTTGTCGACCTTGTCGGTGTAGGAGCCGTACGTGCCGCCCTCGTCGGTCGTGCCGAAGGCCTTGGTGTAGCGGGGGCCGAGGACGGACGAGAGGAACTGGGCACTGAGGGCCTTGTTCGACTTCAGCGCGTTGTACTGGCTCGTGAGCTCCTCGCGCTCCTTGTCGACGTCCTGCTTGGCCTTCTTGACCGCCGCCGCCTCGGCCTCAGTCACCACGCCGTCTTTGGCTAGGTCCTGCACCGTCGTATCGAGGCCGTTGAGCGAGCCCGTCAGGTCGTGCGCGCTCTGGTAGGCCTTGTTGTACGCGGCCTCCAGCACCGGCGTCGTGTGGGTGACGCTGCCGTCACCGTAGGTGACGCGCTCCATCGACCAGACGAAATATCCGTTCGACCATTGCGGGAGCCCCTCGGACCATCCCAGCTCTGGGTTCTGCGCATTAATCGGCGGCACGCTGTCCGATTGATTCTTGGCGTAGAGCTTCACGCGCGCCGCGATGGCGCTGCCGGCCATCTGGTTGCTGCCGTTGATGGCCTTGGCGAGGCACGGCGCGGTGTAGGTGGTCGAGCCGTCCGTCCACGCGATCTTGCTGCGCGTCCAGATGTACTTGCCCTTACTCCACGCGGGCTGCGCCTCGGACCATCTGCCGCCGGACTGCGCAGTGGCGCTCGTGGAGAGGTAGTACTGCTCCACGATGCCTTTCACGCCGGTACCGGTCGAGCCCTTGTCGCCCTTGGCGCCATCGATGCCGCTGATGCACACGGGCTCGCTGTACTCGATGTCGCCGGACTGCATGGTGGTCTTGGTGCGCGTCCAGATGTACTTGCCCGACACCCATTGCGGCGCGGTGGTCTGCCATCCGCCCTGCGGCTCGGTGACGCGCGATGAGCCCTGGGCGTACTCGACGTCCACCGACGCTATCACGGCATCGGCGACGGCGATGTCCTTGCCGTCGAGCTTGGCGCCGGGGCCTAGATGGACCTCACTGGCATCGAGATTCCAATAATTCTTGCCCGCCTTGTCCTGGATGGTGCCGGCCTTGATCAGGTCGCCGAGCATCGTGCCGAAGCAGATGAACTCGGCGAAGAAGCCCTTTCCGGTGCCGAACGTGTGCCAGTCCCACGAGCCGTCGGCCTTGCAGCCGTCGGCGATGCGGAAGCCCTGCGAACACAGCTGCATGGCCATGCCGTCGCCAGTCGTCGAGCGGCCGTCCGCGTCGAGGGGGACGGAGCCGAAGATCAGGCCGCGCTCGAAGCTCGTGTGGACGTAGCTGTTGCCCGCGAGGTTGAACTGCGTATTCATGCTGTCCATGACCTGCTGGAGGTACGAGGGCGGTGTGGATGCCGCCACGTCCCAGCTGGACGAGCGCCTGGACAGGCTGGACACTTTCTGCTGCTGTGCCAGCAACATGTCCGTGATTGTCTCGGTCACGTTCCCGAGCGTCACGCGCATGGCGCCCCCGAGCTCGTCGGTCACGAGTTTGGTCACGCGGCCCTCGCAGCGCAGCGCCGGCGAGAAGCACGTGTCGACGATCTGGACGTCATCGCCGACGGCCACGCCCTCCCAGTCGCGGCCGAACTGCACGAGGTCGACGACGTCGGCCTCGTAGGTCATTCCCGGCTCCTTGCGGGAGTCGAGGTATGCGCGGGTCTCGGCGAGCAGGGTTGCCGCGTCCTCGCAATTTGGATTTTCATATTGTCCGAACACGTGCGCGCGCCCGCCCCTGCCGTCGGGTCGCCCGTACAGCCTGAGCGCGGTCGCGTCCTCAACGTAGTTCTTGCCGTTGTTGATGTCGCCGAACGTCAGCTTGCGCCCGTAGCCACCCGTGTCGGTCTCGATTCCCTTGCCGTAGCCGTAGCAGGCGGTGATCGCCCCATAGTGCTCGGTGCGGGAGACGGATGCTAGGTCCTTGGTGTAGGTGAACCGGCGGTGGCCGCCCTTCGCGCCGCGATGCGAGCGGATGCCCACCTTGCGAGAGGACACCTTGCCGCCGGATACCGCGATCTCCGTCTCCAGCTCGCCGCCGCACTCCAGGATGGACTTGAGCGACTCGCGTGAGTTGGTATGGTAGAAGGTCAGGCCCTTGTCGACGGTACCGGGCTGGTCGACAGTTCCGGCGGTCCAGCGGGTCGGCTCCAGGCAGACGTTCAGCGCCTGGAGGAAGCCGTAGCCGTAGGGCCTCTTGTCCTCGATGTAGTCGCCGTACGTCTCGCAGATGGAGTTGATCGCTGTGTCCGTGTAGACCGTCTCGCCTCCGGCGTGGAGGCCCTTGGGGTCTTGGCAGACGTGCTCGTGGACCTCTCCGAGGCGGTCGGCCCACACGAGGCGGTAGCCCTGCTTGAGCGCGAAGGTCGTGGCGATGTCCACGCTGTCCTCGCCGTTGAGCTCGTCGGTATGGGTGAGGGAGAGCAGCTCATCGGGGCCGATTGTCGATACATAGGCGTCCTGCCACGTGTACACGTCAATTCGCACCTAGAGCCACCTCTCCTCCCATTCGAGCGTCGCGGTGCCGCCGCTCGTCTTGATCTGCTGCACGCCGTCGAGCGAGAAGAAGTCGCTCGCGACGGTCACGGGCCAGTCCGCGCCGTTGACTGTGCAGCGCTCGGCGCGCATGTCCAGCACGACGGTCTGTGCGCCCGTGAACGACGCCTCGACGCGGACGAACTGCCCGGTCGATACGTTGGTGATTGTCCAGCTCGAGCCTGCCGGGGGCTTGCACGTGACCGTAGGGTAGGCCCTGTAGTTGCCCCCGGCGGCGACGGCGCGCTGGGATGCCGACACCTGCTCGGAGCGCCGCTGCCCGTAGGCGGCGGGGTCTGCACAGTAGAACCCGAGCGTGAGATTCGGCATGTGCGCGTTGCGCCCCTGCTCCGCCCCTCCCCTGTAGCGCGCGAGCATGTAGCGCTCCGGGGCGTCGTCGAGCACGAGGGCCTTCTCGCCGCCGGACAGCGCCGAGGCGAGCACGGCCCTTGCCTCGGCGACCTCGTCGAGGGAGCCGCCGACGATGTTGCAGTCGACCGCTATCTCGACGGGCTCGAGGCCCGTGGAGCGGATATGCGAGCCGTCCATGCCCGGGACCTCCGTCTCATCGAGCCGCACCTTGGGGACAATCGGTCTCGTGACCTTGGTCACCAGCAGGTACGGCGTGAGGTCGATTCCGCCGAATATCATGCGAACCCCCTTGCGGCGAGCGTGTGCCTGCCGCGCATCGCGATGGCGGAGGAGACGCGCTCCGAGTCGATGTACAGGTTCCCGTCCTTGTCCCGGATCTGCTCGAGGACGGACAGGATGCCGGCGAGGGCGTCGTCGGAATCCTCCTCGGGACGCGCCGGAGTGTAGACCGCGGACGGAGCGACGGTCAGGCCCGTCGAGAGCATCCCCTGCGCGGTGTCCATGGCGCCGCTGATGGCGGAGACCACGGTGCCGGTGCCGGAGCCGATGCCCTGCGCCCAGCCCTGCATGAGGGCCTTGCCCGAGAAGGTCGTGTAGCCGTGCCCGGAGAAGGGGCCGACCTTTGCCGGCGAGAACGGGAAGAAGGAGCGGATTCTGGATACTGCGCCGGAGACCGCCGAGGTCACCGAGCCGATAGCGGACATGATGCCGTCCTTCAGGCCGTTGAGTATCGACTTGCCGGAGTTGAAGAGCCAGTTGCGCGCACCCGAGAAGAACCCGGTGATCTTGCCCTTGATGCTCGTGACGGTCCTGTAGACGGAGTTGATGCCGCTCGACGCTGCGCTCTTGATGCCCTCCCAGATGGACGAGCAGGCGCTCTTGATGCTCCCCCACATGCTCGACCACGTGGAGCTGATGCTGTTGAGCACGGAGCTGATCACGCCGCTGACCTGATTTATCGCAGAGTTGACGGCGAACTTGATGCGTCCCCAGACCACCTCGGCGAAATCGCGGACGGTGTCCCAGACGCTCGACCAAACCGAGCTGATTCCGTCGAGCGTGGACGTTACCACGGACTCGACGACCCCGATGGCCGCTCGCACGGCGAACTCAATCTGCGACCAGACGAGCTCGGCTACCGACTTGATGGTGTTCCAGACCGTATCCCAGTCGCCGCTTATCGCGGCGGTGACCGTGGAGATGACTGTCTGCACCACGGCCATCGCGACCTGGACGGCAGTGGAGATTGCATCCATCACGCCAGTCAGGACAGCGGAGATCACCGGCCAGACCGCGTTCCAGACGGCGGAGATGATGTCCATCGCCACCTGAATCGCGCCCTGGATGAGCGGCATCGCCGACAGCACGGCGGACAGCACGGACTGCACGGCGGGCATGGCGATGGCGACGAGCTGCGAGACGGTCGTCATCACGTCCGCGATAACACCGACCAGGAAGCCGATGACCGGCGACCGCGCCTGCACGATGCCGAGCACCACCTGTATGCCGGTGGAAAGCACCGGCAGCACGGCCTGCGCGATGTTGAGCAGCGCCGTGCCGATTGGCGCGATGAGCGGCGCGATGAACCCGATTGCCGCCTTGATGCCGTTACCGACGGACGTGGCCACGCCCAGGATGGCCTGAAGCGCCGAGCAGATCTGCGAGGAGTCCACCTTCGGCAGCTTGATCCCGATGCCGGCGAGCGCCCCGACGGCGATGTTCCATGCCGTGGCGAGCGCCTCGGACACGATGGGCGTGAGCACCGACGCGATGCCGGAGAGCGCCGCGGGGAGCGCCTTGATGATGCCCTGCCCGATCTGCGCGACGCGCGGCGCGATGTTCTTGGCGACCGCGCCGACGGACGTGAGCAGCTGCTCGGTGAGCTGCGAGAAGTCCACGTCGTCTCGGCCCAGACCGGTGAGGAAGTTCTCCCATGATGCCTTGGCCATGCCGATGGAGCCGGAGATGGTCGTCGCGGCCTCCTTGGAGGTCGTGCCGGTGATGCCCATCTCGGACTGCACGGTGTGGATAGCCTCGACCACGTCGGCGTAGCTGTCGATGGTGAGGTCGGCGGTCTTGCCCTGCGCCGCGCGCAGCTTGTTGGCGTCCGCGATGAGTCGCTCCATCTCGGACTTCGTGCCGCCGTAGCCGAGCTTGAGATTGTCGAGCATGGTGTAGTTCTGCTTGGCGAAGCCCTGGTAGGCGTTCTGAACGTCGGCCATGTCCGAGCCCATCTTGTTGACGTTGTCCGCCATGTCGCCCATCGCCGTGTTGGCGGACTCGGCGGCCTTCGCCACGTCGCCGCCGCACGAGCTCACGAGCGATGCGGCAAAGCTGGTCGCCTGGGTCATGTATTGGTTTGCGCTCATGCCGCACGTCTTGTACGCTTCCGCGGCGTATCCCTGCAGTTTGCCGGACGCGGAGCCGAAGAGCGTATCGACGCCGCCGACCAGCTGCTCGTAGTCGGCGTATGCGGATACCGCAGCGCCGCCGATTGCGGTCACCGCCGTGGTGAGCGCGCCCATACCAGCCGCGGCGACGGTGCCCACGCCCCTTGCGACGGTGCCGAGCCCGCTCAGCAGCCCGCTGGAGCGCTTGACCCCGCCGTCCACACCGGAGGTCATCGAGTCGCCGAATGACTTTCCGGCCTTTGAGCCCGTGTCGCCGAACTCCGAGCAGATGCTGCCGGCGAAGCCCTTCATGGACGGCATGAGCGTGATGCATGCCGAGCCTACGCTAGTCGCCATCCCGTCCTCCTAATCCTAGAATCTCGTCGATTTCCGCCCTGTTCGCGAGGGCGTTGCGCTGGTGCCTCTTGAGCTCCGCGAGCTGCCCGGGCGTCTTGAGCGGCTGCGGCTCCTGCGGCGGCCGGTGCTTCTTGTCGCTCAGTCCCCACGCGAGGCTCCTGAGCTGGTGCTCGATGCGCCAGAGCATGTACGTCTCCTCGCTCCACTTGAGCTCCGGGTACATGCGGCGCGCGCACCTCGACTCCTTCGGCAGCTGCTCCCACAGGAGGGCGGCGCGCCGGAGGTCGTCCGGTCCGCCCTCGAGCGGGAGGTCGATGCCGTAGTACTGGCGGAAGTCCGCTACGACTTCTGCGCGGTGCCCTTCGAGCTCGAGGACGAATCCTGGGAGTTTTTTGCCTTCGCCGCCTCGAATGCGGCACGCATGAGCACGCCCGTGGACTCGACGGAGCCGCCGAGTCGCTCCATGTACTCCTCGTCGCGGCCCGCGAAGACGCGCTCGAAGGCCTCGAACATCCCGCCCGGCTCGGTCTCGCTCTTGGCGAACTGCTTGTTCGTCTTGTAGCTGAGCAGCTCGTCGAGGTCGGCGGTGAACTCGCCGTCAATGCCTGGGATGGTGAACGTGAGCTCGGTCATTACTTGCCCTCCGCGGTCTCGGTGGACTGGATGTAGTCGTAGCAGGTGTTGCCGTCCTCGTCGGTGAGGTACTTGACCGTGAGGGCGCGCGCGGCGAGCTCGCCCACGGCAAGGGTGAGGTCGTCAAGCTCGGAGGACTGGGCGAGCGGCACCACCTTGCGCCAGCGGCGGCCGTTCTTGAGCACGAGATCGAGCACGGCGGACCACGTCTCAGTGGAGTCGCCGTTGTGCTTGACCGTGATCATGCCGCCCTCGTCCTTGACGTTGCCGGAGCCGTACATGACCTTGAGGGTGGCGGCCTTGATCTCGGCGAGCGTGAGCTGTGCGCTCTCGACGCGGGAGGTCTGCGGCGAGGCCATGAGGTCGCCGTTCATGTCCTTGATGTCCTCGGAGTCGGTGTCGAGCGTCTCGACATAGCCGTCCTCGCTGATGTAGCCGAGGCATTTCCACGCAGCGGGGAGCGCCGTCTTAAAGTCCGTCGGCAGCGCGGTGCCGACTGGCGCGGTGAAGATGTAGCCGCCCTTTACTCCCTTGGCGCTGGAAACGTTTGCGACGTTGTTCTTGTTGCTTTCTGCCATGATTGCTCCTTATTCGCAAACTGTCAGGTTGATGTTCGTCTGGTATCTGGGAGTCCCCGTGTCGGGGTCGTCCCATCGGTACGTGCCGTCGGGAACGGCCGAGAACACGTTCGGCTCGTCCTCGATGGCGGCGCACGCCCGCTCGACGGCCTCGGCGATTTCGCGTGCGCGCCTGCGGGTCTTCGCCCACGACGTGGCAAGCACTCGCGGGGACTGGATGAACCGTGTCGCGCTCGTGGCGGCAAGGGTGACCTGGACGAACTCATCGGGTCTCTCGCGCGGCACGTCGGGCACGCACTTAATTCCGGTCGCGTCCATGAGTCGCTTGGCGACCACCCTCTCGATGTCCATCAGTCACCTCCGAATGCCGATTGCAGTCGGTTATGCCTGCGCTCGCTCACGTTGGCGTGTTTGCTGTCCGTGTAGACGGCGCGGCCTTTCGCAAGCGAGCCGCCTATGGTCGCGGTGCTGTAACCGCTCTCGCCGTACTTCGGCGTGAACGTGGAGTTGCATGCGGCAGCGGCGGCGTTGGCCTTCTTGGTGAGCATGGCCTGCACGCCCCCGCCGTTCATGACCTCGGCGTATCCGCCGCGGTTCCAGCCCTTCCACTTGATCTTGACCTCGCACTTCGCCTTAGCCATCGGTTCGGGTCACCTCGCAGGCGAGGTCCCAGGGGCCGGGCGTGTTGGCCGCGGTGTAGCGCTTCGGGTCGCCGACCACCTTGTAGTCGGTGCCGCGCACCGTGACCGTCGCGTCCTTCAGGGACACGTCCGCGCCCTTCGGGAAGCAGAGCGTGTAGGCGACCGTCACGCCATTGGGGCGCGTCGAGTCGAGGTCGGCGGTCGCGCCGGGGCAGACCACGACGTTGTCGACCGCCTCCTCGGACACCGTCTCGCCGGTAGGCTCGCCCAGCTCGTCGAATGACTGGGCCGCATTGCGCACGGTCACGGTCTCGCCGGAGATAAGGCACATCATTCGGTCACCCCTCCCCTCTCCAGCGGCGTGAGCGACCCGAGCGCCTGACCGGTGAGGCCGAGGCGCCTGAGGTCGCTCTTGCCTAGGTACATCTCGCCGAGCGCCGAGCCGTAGGTCACCGATGCCGTATAGATGCCCGCCCCCTGGCTGTACTGCGTGGCGCCGGCCATCGCGGAAGGTGCCGAGAGCACGCGGTTGACGAGCAGGCAGCAGACGGCGGGGGCGGCGCGGTCGAACGCCGGGCACGCCCCCTCGGCGTACTCGCCGATTCGGTCCTCGAATGCCGCGAGCAACAGGTCGGATGCGTCCTGCAGCAGCACCTCGGTGCGCGCCGAGTCCGCGGGCTCGCCGTAGCGGGCCTTGTAGTCGTCGACGCTGGCGAGCGCGGCCATCGCTACTCGGCCTTCATGATCCCGGCGTCGACGAGGGCCTGAACGACCTTCGCGACAGTCGGGCTGGCGCCGGGGTTGGCGACCTTCTTGGGCAGCACGAGCGGCTTGCCGTCGGGGGACACGAGCGCCACGTGCTGCGGGAGGATGCTGGACGCCTTGCCCGCGTCCTCCACGATGAACTTCTGGACTAGCTGAGCCATCTCGGTACCCCCTAGGCGCTCTTGAGGACGGCGAAGGCCTTCGGGTCGAGTACCGCGTATGCGAGGACGGCCTCAGTGCGGTAGGCGATCTGGTTGTAGCCCTTCAGGTCCTGACCGGTGTTGTCGGGGTCGCCGTACTCGATGACCTCGGCGGTGATGTCGCGGACCATGCCCCACTTGATGGCGGAGAAGTCGCCCATGATCGCGGAGACCTTGGTCGGGGTCTTGGCGAGACGGCCGTTCACGGTGCCGGACACGGAGGCGGGAATGCCGTCGAGGTTGCCCACGTTGAGGGACAGCGGCACCTCGGGGTACAGGCGCTGTCCGGTGGCCGGGACGCGCAGCTTGCGCAGCTCGGAGGCGAACTGGCGGCTCATGGCGATGCCGTTGATGCCGTAGTCGAGCAGGACGTCGGAGAGGGAGTCGATGTCGTCGACCGGGGAGTCGGTCTTGACGACGCTGTGGACGTCCTTGTCAGCGGTCAGGGCGGTGTAGCCGCTGAGGGCGAGGCCCGTCTTGGGGTTGATGGCGTGGTAGATGATGTAGTCGAGCGCGCGGCCCGCGGCGGCGGTCTGGTCGGCGATGATGTTGGAGATGATCTCCAGCTGGTTGTCCTCGTCGGCCCACTTCAGCTCGTCGGAGACGCGCGTGGTCGTGACGATCTTGGCGCGCTTTGCGACCACGGGGTCGGTGGAGATCTCGGAGCCGGACTTCTTGCCGCCCTCGGCGACGACCTCGGCCTCTGCGGTCGGGTTGAACACGAGATAGGTCGTGTCGGCGAACTTCTGCGGCGTGCTGGGGCTCAGCGTGGCGATGGTGGAGGTGTCCTTCACCTTGCCGATGATGGTGGAGACCACGCTGGACGGCAGCTTGATTTTCTGGGTGTCGTTTGCAGCCATTTCTGTGCCTTTCTTCGGGTTTGGCTTACTTCAGGAGGCGCTTGGCGAAGTCTCGCAGCGCCTCGTCCCCGCCCTTGCCGCCCTTGTCGAAGCTGCCGGGCTTCTCCACTCGCGGCGCGGGCTTTGTCTTGAATGCAGCGAGCATCTTGTCGCACCATGCGGCCATGCTCTCCTCGTCCTCGCCGACGATGAGGTCCGCGGGGACTCCCTTCTCCTGCGCGACCTTGGCGGCGGTCTTGGCTCGCGCCTCGGCCTTCTCCTTGGCGTCCAGGCGCTTCTCGAGCTCCGCGACCTTCTCGTCGGCGGTCTTCTTCGCTTGGTTGGCCTCGTCGAGTGCGCTCGCCGCGCCCTTGTTGGCCTTGGCCTGCTTCTCCCACTTGCGGGAGTGCGCCTTCTCGGCCTCGTAGAGCGCCTTGTAGTCGGGCTCCTTGCCCCCGGTCGGCTCCGTACCGCCCGTGGGCTCCGTACCGCCCGTGGGCTCCGTGTTGTTCTCTTCTGCCATGTCGCGTCCTTTCCCGGACCGTGCGGCCCGTCGGGCCAGCCGTGCGGCCGAACCCCTTAGATGTGCGTTTCGGGCCGTGCGGCCCTGTCGCGCGGCAGTGTCCTACGGGCGTGAGATTTGGCCTGTTTGACGTTTTTCGGCATGAAAAAAGCCGCCCGTGGGCGGCCATGCGGTATGATGGGGTCAGGCGGAAGCTGTTTGACTCACCTATTGAGACATGCAGCTCCCGCCTATTTTTTTATCGTTTGGAGCGATCCGTCGTGCCCCAGCATCCGCACTTCAGAGATTCCGTACCTCTTCATGTACTTGCGTATCCACGCTTCGGCTTGGCTGTCGGTGACAGACTTGTTCTCGCTGACGTCGAAGACGGCAAACCGCACTCCGCTCTTGTTGGCCACGGACTTCATGTGCGACTTGAACGTGTTCTCCGATTTCGACGTGTACACGGTCTTGATTTCGATGCCCGTGGACAGGTCGGCGCGGCTTACGGTCGTTTTCCCCTGTGCGTTCTCGCTCTTCAGGTGCACCTCGTCTTCCCAGAACTCGGTCTTGTAGCCCAGTGCCGCCAGCTTCTCTGCGGTTCTCCTCTCTCCGGGGTCTACCCTCCATCTCTTCACCTTGTCGCGTCTCACCGCATCGTCCGTGAACGTTATGCCCTTATGCTCGCCGCCGGCGTACCAAGACGGGTCGCGCAGCTCTATCTCGGATGCGACGCGGTTGTTGAGGTAGGCGGTGTACGCCTTCCCCTCCTTGTTGCCGTGGCGCCTCACGAGCGCTTCGCGTTCGTCCTCCGGCATTGCGTACCAATCGGAGGCGATGCCGTCGCGGCCTCCGAGCGCGGCCAGGCAGTCGTTATACCTCTCGTACATCCCGTCAGGGTCGTACCCCTTGACCGTCGTCACCCCGTCGAAGCCGGGAACGATTCGGCAGTCGCAGTGCGCGTGCGAGTGCTCGGCCGCCTCCTCGGTCTTGGCGTAGAAGCCGAACGACGCGAGCATGAGGCAGAACCCGCACGTCTCGCCTCGGGGAACGCGGGCGTACCACGGCTTCGCCGGGTCTTTGCGCGCGTTGTGGGCGACGCATTTGTTGGCGGCACGCCTGATCTCCTCGTCGACCCTCGTGACGCACCGCGAGACGAACACCTCGGGGGCGCCCTCGACGACCTTGCCGATGAAATACCTCACCGCGCCGAGCGTGGCGTCCGGGTCTCGCATGGACTCGGCGACCGCCCGATACTTCCCGGGGAAGCCCTGCGACGCCCTGACCGCGTCGTAGTATTCGGCTGCCCTGGCGGCGGCGCACGTGTCGGCGTAGTACCCGAGCACCGCCTCGATCGTCTCGTACGCCCTCTCGCGGAGAGCGGCGACATCGCCGCCACCGCCGCGCTCCCAGCTCGATAGCAGGGACTCGAGCGCCGGCCTCACCTTCGCCTGGGCGTCTGCCGAAAGCGCGTTCACCTCATCGGTCAGCTCGTCCAGCAGGCTAGTCGGCACCGCCGCCATTCTCGCCCTCCTTCGGCTCGAACAGCGATGCGATAGCCGCGCTCGCCTGCGCCTTCTTGGCATCCGACTCGATGCGCTGGATCTGCTCGTCCGTGTAGTCGAGCATCTCGTAGGCCACCGTGGAGTTGGCGAGCTTCGGGAGCGCCTGCACCTGCTTGAGCAGCGCGTCGGACAGGCTCACCGTGGACGGGTACGCCGGGCTGAGGAATCGCGGGTTGATCTCATGCCCTGCGTCGCGCTCGGTCGCGAAGTCGGTGCCGTTCGCCACTGCGAGGGCCATGTAGGCCACGTTGCGCAGCGCCGTGCCGTTGTCGCGGTTGAGGTTCTTGGCGTCGATGACCAAGGGCTCCATGGACGCGGCGATAGCGTCCGAGGAGGACGGGTTGTCGTTGGACACGCCGAAGAAGCTCACCGGCACGTTGGTCACGGCCGACATCTGGCAGGCGAGCTGGCGCAGGTACTCTGTGAGCGGGGCCATCTGGAGCTGCGCGGACTGCCAGACCGTGGGCTTGTCGCCGTCGGGGTCTTTGGTGATCTCGTTGACCGCGCCCATCGAGGCGTCGTACTTGTTGCCGTCGTTGAGCATCTTCTTATAGGTGCCCAAGAGCCAAGTCTGCGGCAGGGTCGCGGCCTCGGCGGCGACCTCCATGCGGGCGCGCTGCCGGATGGCGTCGTCGGTGATGCTCATGACGGAGCGGCTGATGCGCGAGGTGCCGAAGGGGCGCTCGAGCGTCGCGCCGTGTGCCATCGGCTCCATGAGGCAGCGCCCCATCGAGTGCTCGCGGTACTCGGCTACCCACGAGCCGCCGTCGCGCGTGAGCACCACGAGGCTGTCGTCGGTGAGCAGGTGCACCACGGTCGGCACGCGCTCGGCGTCGCCGGGCATCTTCTTGGACTCAGCCACGACGAGGCCCGCCCTGATGGCCTTGCGAGCGTCGTCCCAGAGCCCCGCCGCCGCGGTGGCGGGGTACGCCGAGATGACCGGGTAGCCGCCGCCGTCCGTCACGGTCCAGAAGCCGCAGCAGTGCTTCAGCTCGCCGATGAGGTTCTTGCGGTAGAGGCGCTCCAGCTGGTTCGACTCGCAGATGGCGCGGAGGGCCTTGCTCGTCTGCTCGTCCGCGCACGTGTAACCGTTGAAGATGGAGCGGTCGGCGAGTGCATGCACGGCCTTGCGGGGCCAGTCCACGCGCGGGTTGATCTTCTTGGCGAGGCTCGCCGGCATGGCGATGCCGAGGTCCTTCACCGACACGTGACCGAGGTAGTAGTCCTCGCGCTCGAGGTTGCTCGTTCTGTGCTCGCGCCAGACGGTCATGAGCTCGCGGACGAGCGCCGCGTCCCCCGGCTCCAAGCCTGCGGCGGATGCTACCTGCCCCGCCAGTTCCATGTTCACTGCTGCCATCAGAAGCTGGCCTCCTGTTCCCTACGCGGGTCTCGTTTCGTTGTTCTAGCCGCCCAGAGGGCGAGCGATGCGGACTCGATGGGGGCTGCGATGGAGTCGGGGCCGTCCGCGAAGCCCCAGCCGTCCCTGCCGATGTCGCGCTTGAGCGACTTGCGCGCCGAGTCGTCGAGCGCCGGCGACTCGATGTGCGACAGCGTGCCCGAGTCGACCTCGTCTTTGAGCATCGACGCCGCAGCCTGCACGATTGCCGGGGTTCCCATCTCGAGTGCGCACTTGCTGAAGCCGCCGTCGAGCATCCGCCGCTTGAGCGCGTCCGCTCCGGACTTGCCGTCGATGCAGACGCACGCGATCTCGTCTCGGTTGCGCAGAAGCATGTCCGAGATCGCGACCGTTCCGCCCGAAGCGCCCATCACGTCGTACAGCTCGACGTAGGACGGTCCGTCCCTGTCGGCGAGCGCCCAGGACACCGCGGCGCGGGAGCCGTCCACGGAGAACTTCACGCCGAAGGCGAGCTTTCCGCCAGTGGGCGCTGAGTCACGTCGGCACCCGTCCCACTTCTTGGAGGACAGGGCGTAGAGGAGCGAGCCTCCCGTCTTCGCCCACCATCCGAGGCGCTCGCGCGCGAACACGTCCGGCTGCATCTGCTCGGACTCGCCCTTGACTGCCTCGTAGTTGAGCACGGTGCCCATGGACGGGTTGTACTCGTACCAGCGGGACTCGTCGTGGACGTCGCCTATCTCGTCCGCGCCCCACTCTATCCACGCCATATCGGACTTGCCGCCGTGGACGCCGTCGTGGAGGTCGCGGAACACCGTGCCGACGTTGTCGGGGCCTGGCGGCGTTCCGAGGTAGATGGTCTGCGGGTTGTGTGTGGCGCTGGCGGAGATGGCGGGCAGCGATGCCGCCTGCTGCTTCTCGGTCAGCTCCTGCGCCTCGTCGTAGATGAGCACGTCGTAGGTCTTGCCTCGCGCGAGCGAGTCGGTGCGCGTCGTGAAGCGGATGAGGCCGCCGTTCCTGAGCCTGATGGCCTGCTGGCCGTTGGTCTTGCGCACGGCGAGCAGCAGGTCGTGCAGTTCCTCGTTGTCCTCGTCCTCGAACGGCTGGGACAGCTCCTGGAACATCTGGTCGGAGGTGTCGCCGTGCTGGCAGGTGTACAGGATCTTCTCGCCGTTGAGCGCGCCGTAGAAGCACCTGGCGCGCACGACCCAGCTCTTTCCGTTCTGGCGCGGGATGGAGATGCCCAGCGTGCGCAGCAGGTACTTGTCGCGCACGTCGCGGGCCAGCATCGCGTCGAGCAGGTGCGGCTGCCACGGGAGCGGGTCGCCGAAGTACGCGGTCGCGAGCTCGCAGGCCATCTCGCCGTCGCCGCTGAGATCCTCCGGGACGTTAGCCTCGTATGTCGGCGTCTGCCTGGGCTCCATCAGGCGCCCGCCGCCTTGGCCTTGCGCTCGCGGTCGGCAAACATCAGGCTCAACACCCTAGCGCCCTCGCTCTGCGGACGCGCCTGCTGCACCTGGATGGGCACTGCCTTGCGCGACAGCCCGAGCAGCTCGTTGAGCGCGCGTATCTCGGCGGTCGCCTGCTTGAGCACGGACACGGCGGGGTGCGGGCGCTCCATGATGGCGTGCCTGCCGTTCTTCGCCTTGATGGGCTTGTAGCCGACGGGGTCGAGCACCTTCACGGACTTGCCCTTGCTCATGGCATCCTCCGCGGCCTTCGCCACGGCGTGCCAGTAGCACAGCAGCGCGATGTTCGGCGCGTCCTCGTCGGAGAAGCGCCCCGATGCGGTGACGCTCGCCCAGATCTGCGATTGATAGTCGTCGGATGCGACCGATTCCGGCATCTCCGGCATCACGGCCTCCTTTCTCGTGCCCGCATTGTGCGATGCGGGTGAGATTCGCGGCCTACCCCCGCCCTGGGGCCATGGGGCGGGGGGAAATCGGCACTGGCAGCGATGGGTGTCCGTGCACCCCCGGGGAGGGGCAATGCCCCCGCCATCGGCGGCTCAGCGCCCCAAAAAGCAGTGAGGCGCAGCCGAGCAAACGACCGCGCCTCCAGTTAGGCTTTTCAGCCCCGCCTATTCAGTTGTCTCGAGCCTTCAGAACAGCCTCGTGCGCCTTATCTCGACGGGCCTCGCGTCGCCCGGCATGTGCTTGCCCTTCCTCTGGTTGCAGATGCGGTGCGCCGCGTCGAGGTTCGCGTAGTCCAGCACCGCGCCGCCCCTCGCCCTCGGCACCACGTGGTCGGCCTCGAAGCTCCACGGCGTGCCGGGCGGCAGGCTGTAGTCTATGGGCTGTCCGCATATGTGGCACGGCCTGCCCTCGGCGCGGAGCCTCGCCTTGAGCTTGCGCTCGGCGTTGCCGTTGGAGCTCCACGTCATGCCAGGCGCTTCCTCGCGTAGTAGTCCTTCTTCACCGACAGGGTCGGGGTCTCGTCGGTGCTTCCTATCTTGATGGTGAGCGTTATGGGCGGCAGCACGAACCTCTCGTCGATGTCCCCCGCCACGTCTTCCGCCATGGACTCCAGCAGGGCCGCGGCGTCGCGGAGCTGCCGCGCCACCCTCTCGCCCGCACTCATGCGACCAGCCCCACGACCAGCTGCATGCACCACAGCACTGCGGCGACGCACAGCAACACGAGCACCGTCATGATGAGGCACCCGATGAGCCTGCCGATCAGCCTTCCAATCTCGTCCATTCAATCCTCCAATCTCACCCGCACGCCATGCGCACGAGAACGGTCAGAACCACGGCGAGCGCCCATGCGGACCTCGCCGCCCACGCCAGCAGCGCGGTGAGCGCCGCCAGCGGCATCAGCCACAGAACATGGCGCACGCTTCCTCCTGCATGTCCCTCATGTGGTCCGCTATCCACGGGAGCGCCCAATAGGCGACGTCGCCCGGCTCCGCGTCCGCCCCGTCGAACTTCTCCCGGAAGGCGTCGTCGAACTCCACCTCGCAGATGCCGTAGTCGCAGCAGCACTCGTACATCTTGGTGCACTCGGCGCAAGTGGGCTTGCCCTCGCCGAAGTGCCTGTCGATTGCCGCGCCGGTGCATCCGTCCGGGAGGTTGTAGCCCGGATCACAGCTTGCCCCCAAGGCGGATCACCTCCTCGCGGTACATCTCGTACCGTTCGATGAACCTGTGCGGGTTCTCCGCGATGACGTCGAGAACCTCAACGAGCGCCATCTTGCCCAAGGGGCGCTCGCCGTCCGTGAGCTCGCTGTCAGGCACGTCGATGATGTGGCGCTCGATTATCTCGAATCTCATCTCTCCACCTTCTTCCTCACGATGTCGCGCGGGTCTTCGCCCATCGCCTCCGCCAGATTGAGCAGCAGGTTCATCTTCACTTCCCTGCCGTTGCTGATGGCATGGCTCAGGCTGCTGAGGTTCACCCCGGCGGCGCGCGCCAGCTGCTTCAGCGGGACGTGGTTGTCGATGCGCCAATGGGCGATCTTGTCGGCGTCCAGAACGTACTCGGTCGCCATCACCTGCACCTCCCCTCGCGCTTGAGCGTCTCCACGTTGCGGCGGGACCTCTTGAGCGCGCGAATCCGGGCGCGCCTCCATTTCGGGTCGAGCCTCTTGCAGAGCGCCCTCGCCTCGCGCCTCACGCCGCGCAGCACGGGCACGAGGGCCTCGTTGAAGCTCGCCACCGCGTTGGCCATGATGGCGGCCGCGGCCCTCGCGGCGGGGCCATCCGGTCTCCGCAGGTCGACGGACGGCGACGGCGCCGGCCTCATCTCGTCAGCCATGCCGCACCTTCCTCCCGCACTGCGGGCAATAGTTCCAGACGCCGCTCACGCGGTAGTGCTCCTCGTCCTCGACCTTGCAGCCGCAGACCGAGCACAGGAAGCCGTTGTCGCACGAGTCCTGGACGCTCCCGTCGTAGACGTTCTCGCACTCGCCGCGGTCGACGAGGTCGGCGAGATAGTCGAATACGTTGCCCTCCGTATAGCCGACGCACTCGAGCACGCGCTCGAAGATGTCGAATATGAACGGCTCGAGGACGGTCCTCGGCAGGCTGTTGAAGAAGCCCCTCGACCCGCGCAGGCTCGCCGCCGCCTCGCGGCGCTGCTCGTCGCTAATCATCAGCCAAATCCTCCCCACACCACGGGCAATACCGTGGGACAGTCTCGAACTCGGTCCAGCTCGTGATGTACATGTCGCGGCAGATGCGGATGCTGCCGGGCGTCCTCACGGTCATTAGCTCCCCGTCCTTGCACATCCTGTAGACGGTCCTCAGGCTCACGTTGAAAGCCTCGGCCCATTCGTTGGGCGTTGCATACTCGGGGATCGTGGATGGGGTCACGCCATTGGGCATTTCGATAATTGCCATTAGTCCTCCCCGGTCTCGTAGCTCGCGTCGGTCCAGTAGTTGCACCTGGCGAGCCCCTGCGTGCGGTGCACGAACTCCGGGCGCCGCCCGCACTCGTACTCGGTGCGCTCCACGCCGTGGACGGTGCGCAGCACCGTCGCGCAGCAGTGCAGACAGTTCTCACAGCGCTCCTCCCGGAGTCCGTCCGCATAGATGTCCGGCCTCTCGTTCCCCGTCATCTGTATCCCCTCTTCCCGTACCTTCCGTCGTTCACCATGTTCCTTACGTGGCGCCGCATGTCCTGCGCCGCCTGGTCTCCCTCGGGCGGCAGCTTCCGCCCGCTCGCGCACTCGACGCAGTGGACGCGCCAGCCGCCGCGGTAGCGCTCGAAGTGCCCGAACCCGGGAGGCGTCCACCTGCCGCACTCGCGGCAGTAGCCGCCGTAGACGTTCCTAGCCATTCCCCTGCTCCTTCCTGTAGACGTCGCTGGCCATTGATTCCGCGAGCTCGCGCATGTCGGTCACCTCGGCGCACTCCGCGCCGAAGAACATTCCGAGCTCGCTCCTCTTGTGCCTGTCGCACCGGTAGGCGCGGCAGATCTCGGGCCTCGCGGCGTAGACCGCGCACTCGCGCCCGTCCGTGAGGTAAGGGCACAGCAGGTCGTACTCCGCCCTGGGCTCGGCGGGCTCGATCCCGTTCCGGCGCACGTACAGCTCGAGGCGCACCCGGTCGAACGGGCTCACGGGCAGGAAGCGCGAGCAGCACTCGCCGCAGCCCCTGCAGTCGCCCGAGTACAGGTCGGTCACGTCGTCGCTCTGGAGCCCGGCGTGGATGGCCGCGGCGATGGCCTTCTCGTCATTCATCGGCCCGCCCTGCCGCTCCTGTCGGGCACGGCGGCCTCTTCTCGGCACGCTTGGCCACCTTCTTGTCGTAGATCTTCTTGAGGTCCCGGCGCATGAACCGGGTGAACTCCTCCTCGCCGACGTCGTCCGCCAGCGCCACATATCGCATCGCATCGTGGCACCATTCGTCGAAGTCGAGCAGCCTTCCGCTGAACGCGCTCTTGACGTCCGTGACCTCGGCGTATGTGAAGCGGGTCAGCATCTCCTCGCGCATGACCCTGTCCCCGAGCGCCTCGACGGGCGTCTTGGGCCGGCTGATGATCTGTCTGTATCCGTTCGCCATCTTTGTCATGGCGTCGAGCTGCTTGGCCAGCTTGTTGTTCTCGGCCACGAGGCGCTCGTTGCGGCGCTGCTCGTAGTCGAGCTCGGCGAGCACGTACTGCTCGCAGTTGGTGATCTCCATCGTCATTTCACCTCTCGGATGATCTCGTTGCCGTATCGGTCGGTGATGGCCCAGTAGCCGAACATGTAGAGGTCGGGGCTGTGCGGCGGGTACTCCCTGAGCAGCGTGCCGGACCACCATGCCTCCTCGGCCGCCCCGGTGCGCCATACCCACTCGGCGTGCAGTCCGCCGTCGTGGAACTTCCCGTGGCACCCGGTCGTGCCGGAGCCGCACAGGGCGAACAGCGGGCTGCGCAGCTCCCACACCCCGTTTGGCGTGACGAGCCTGAACGTCTTCCCCCACGAGCGCCTCGCGACGTGGTGGCAGTTGCAGGCTCGCCGGCCGCACACAGCGCACCGGGCCTGCGTCGGCTCGTATGCCGCGCCGTGCGTGTACCTCGCCCCGAGGTGGGGCTTGCCGTACAGCTCGGCGCGCTCCTTGGACCAGCCCCTGAGGACTCCCGCGTCGACCGTCATCGGGGCCTCCCCTCGCACGCGGCGCGTGCGGCCAGCAGTCTCTGAGCGTCCTGGTACAGCCCGAACTGGTCCCTGCTCGCGGTCGTGCCCCGCGGGGCCTCGACCTTGGCCGGGTCGATGCCCGGGTGCTCGGACGCCCACCGGCGCTCCTGCTCGGCCAGCGCCTCCTCGGGCGTCCTCGTGGGCCTGAACGTCGCGGCCTCGACCTCCGAGGCGGGCGGCTTGCCGCG